ACTACTGCTTCTGTGCAATCGGCAACACTTTCTAGTAGCTCAAACGTTAGCCCACAAAACAATGAAATAGCAAAAGGAATCTTTACCAGCACGATTGGCAATACTGTAGTAAATACAACCATTCAAACTTTTGCTAGAAGTATTCCAATTTCGTTTGTATTGAGAAGATTAAAACCAAATACTGTTATCAATGTGTTTATTGATGGCAAAAAAGTTAATGCATGGGTTGTGCCAGATTCTAAATTTACTGGCATTGGCGGAAATTCTTCATCATCATTTGGTCAGACATTAGTTAGTGATGAAAATGGTAATGCTAGTGGAATATTGTTATTCCCTGCTGGATATGCACCACAAAATAATAGCGTTTGGACTGGCGACGTAAAAACTACATTATTCGATACGTTATCAGAAAAAAGACATTTTATAACTGGGATCAAAACAATCAGATTTACCTCAAGTGCTGATGATGCTCGTGGATTAACTACTGATAGTTTTACAGAGACAAAATATTATGCATCTGGTATTTTACCACAGCAACCAGCTTCCATTGTAGCGACTGCTCCAGCAATTTTCAAAGCGGATGAAGGTATTCAATTGGTAGAGAGTTCTAAGAAAGCACCGAATCCTCTATCGCAATCATTTAAAATTGAAAATTTTGATGGTGGCGTATTTTTAACTGGTCTTGATCTTTTCTTCGCATCAAAGAGTAACACTATTCCAGTAAGAGTTTATCTAACAAATATTGTTAGTGGGAAACCAGGAAAATATATTGTCCCTGGATCAATATCAACTCTAGAATCAAATACAAAGTTAAGGGTTTTCACTAATGCAAATGTTGAAGTTTCTATTGGAGAAAAATTTGTAGGATCTGAATCTGGTGCATCAGGACCACTATTAGAAATCATTGATAAAAATGGAAACAAGTTAATTCCATCAACCACAGGAAAAGTTACATTAGTAAATGATCAAGTTTATATTGCGGTATTATCTAATAATAACGGTAAGGTATTCAAACCAAATGAAGTATTAAATATTTCTTCTGTAACTTCGTTTAATATCTCAAACAATCAAAATCTAAAAGTAACTATTGCCAAAGATTCTGGAAGAATCACTGGTCTAAAAATCACAAGCGCAGGACAAAACTATAGTAATGCTTTTGTTACGATCGAAAGTCCTCAATTAATTGGTGGCATTACATCAACTGCTAACGTAAAAATTTCAGATGGAAAAGTTTATTATGCAGAGGTTTCTATTCCTGGATCTGGATACACTGATCCTCCATCAGTAATTATTAAAGGAGCTGGAAACGGTAATAGCGGTGCCGAAATTCAAGCACTCTTGACCATTGATACTCCTGCGGTAAGAATGGGAGTTGCCATAGATCCCCTAGACGATATAAATGTATTACCATCGACAACTCCAACTAGATTTAATTTTGATTATCCTGTTTACTTGCAAAACAATACGGAATATGCATTTGTAATTGAGACAGATTCAATTGAATATAAAATTTGGGGATCTAGATTAGGAGATGTTGATACAGTAACAAACGCTGTTGTTACCACACAACCACTCTTGGGATCTGTATTTAAATCTCAAAATTCAGATACATGGACAGAAGATTTATTCGAGGATATTAAATTTACTCTGTATAGAGCAGAATTTTCTAATGTCGTAGGAGAGCTTCTACTAACAAACGAAGATCTTGGGTATGAATTATTAGAATCAAATCCGCTTGAAACAGATGCGGATTCAAATATTGATGCTACATCTAAATTGTGGAGAAACAACAATAAACTAATTAAAGTCAACCATCATAATAATGGGTTTGAAGATTATATTGGATCATATGTAGATTTTAAAAATGCAGAGACAACAGGCGGCATTTTAGGAAAAACCATATCATCTACTTTATATAAAGTGGTAAATAACGGATTATCATTTTATACCATTCTAGGAAGTGATCAAGCATCATCAAATGCTGTTGGAGGAGGATCTAAAATACTAGCATCTTACAATAGAAAATACGAAAAACTATATCCTCAGATTTCTTACCTATCATTATCATCAACAAAAATCGAAACTAGTATAAAAACAACAAATATTAGACCAATAGATACTTCTGTTACTACATTTACTTCATACTCTTCTACAGATTATGAGACTACTTTCTTAAATGAAGAGCAGTTTTTTACTAACCAAAAAGTAATTGCTTCCAGAATTAATGAAGTATTAAATGGCGTGACTAGAAGTTTAACATACAAATTGAAATTGTCTACAACCAAATCATATCTATCTCCAGTTGTTGATTTAAGATTTGCATCGGTTAAATTAATCAGTAATGGTGTTGAAAAATCTTTTGGTAGCGAAGATCGTTTTGGAAGAAGAGATCAAATATTATCTTTCTATCCTGTATATAAGTTTTTAAAAATTGGTGGATCTGGCGCAATTACTCTGGGGCAAACAATTACAGGAAATAATTCCCAAGCTGTTGGAGTATTGGTAAAATACGATACTGCTTCGTCTGAATTATTTGTAAAAATGAAGACTAATACACTATTCATTCCAAATGAATTTTTGACCTTTAGTACTCAAACCGCATTAAATGGTAACATTGTGCGTGTTGGTCCTGCAGGAGTCACGGAAATACCTTTTGATTTCCCTAAAGGATCTACTATAATTGCTTTCGATCCAGCAAATACAACATACAAGTATTCTGATATTATTTACGGAAAGGTATTGTTATGGGATTCTAAGAAAAAACAACTAAAAGTCACAGTAAATAAAACTCCAATTAACAACAATTATTATGCAAGTTTCTTGGATCCCGAAGCAATTGTTGCATATGCAAGATCTCCTTTCAACACTTCAGGAGTTACCCCCCAAGTTAAAGATATTTTTAGAAGAGGAGACTTGCTATTTTATCAAGGAATTCAAACTGGCACTGAAAAATTTGTAGAAATTAAATCTATTGCATACACTCCTGGTGTTGCATTTGTTTCTGATAAAAACTCAAAGAATAGCTCTTCCGTTGCAAAATATGTAACGAAAGAAATTTCATTGAAATATCCATCATCAACTTTAGACGTAAGACTTCTATCTAATCTATTATCAGTTGATGATCTAGTGGTATTATATAAAATAAAATCATCAAATTCTCAAGTTAAATTTGATGATTTAGAATGGCAATTCTTTAATGACAATGGTTATGCAGATGAATTTATTGCACCATCAACTGATACTGCAATTTCTGGATATTATGAAAAACAAGATTCATATAAACAGTATAAGTATAGTGCCACAAACTTAGCAGAATTTACTTCTTATGCTATCAAGATTGTTATGAAATCAGATAATCCAGCATATGCTCCTAAAATACAAGATATGATCAGTATTGCTGCATATTAATATGTTAAAAATAACGGAAACCGAATCTTTTAAAAGAGATCCAAATACAGGTGCAGTCATAAATATTGATGATAAATCCTACTTTGCTCGTAAAGCATGGAAGACAAGTGAATTAAAAAATGAAAATATTGATTTAGAAATAAATCAAATTAAATCAGAAATTTCTGAAATCAAAACCCTATTATTGGAGTTATTAAAATCAAATGCCAGCACCAACTCTTAAGGTTGTTAATTTAACCGATACATTTGAAACTCAAAGGCAAACTATCAATGCTATTGGTGTTGATGTATATAACTTGCTAACAGGATCTAACGCAGTTACAGCGGCAAGAGCACTAACTGCTGATAAACTTACTGCTGCGGTAACAATTCAAGGAGTTACTTTTGACGGTAGTCAAAACATTTCAATGCCATTAAATGATTATAAAACTCAAAAAGTAATTTATGGCGGATCGGGTGCCATTACTTTGTTAAACAACAATAGGACTGTGCAGAATCTTTTAGTTTTTATAAATGGATTATTCAGATTCCCAGAAGAGTATGTAATATCATCTGATCAATTAACATTTTTTACACCCCCTGCATCGGGTGCAATTATTGGCATCAAATATCTCCCATTATCAGTTGGAGATTGAATATATAAATAATACGTTATCATTTTACATGAGAAAAAATGGAAAACATTGAATCTGTACGCAAGAATTTTCAAGAGCAACTTGATAAACTTGACAAAAGAATTACTGAATTAACTGAAGAATTGAAAAATGTTTCAGAATATCGTCTAAAACTTATAGGCGGTTTAGAAACAATTGATCTTCTGTCACCAAAAAAAGAGTCGGAAGAAGCACCAGAAGTTTCCCCAACAGAAGTAATAGCAGAGAGTTAAAATGGCCGCTATCCCAGTAAATTTAGTAATAGAAAAAGGCACTGATTTTGAAGCTTCTTTTAATATTACAAATGAAGATGGCAGTCCTTTAAATTTGCTGGGATATACTGCTTCATGTCGCTTCAAAAAAAGCTATAACGCAGTATCTTTCATTCAAATCAACGTAAATTTTGTTAGTAGACCTGGCGGAATTATTTCAATGGTAATGACCAACGGACAAACTAATGCTTTAGAAAGACGTAGATACGCATATGAAATCGTAATTACATCACCATCAGGATATAAAACGAGAGTAGTGGAAGGAGTAGCAACTGTAACTGGTGGATTATGACACAGTATAATGTAAAAGTTAATGCTCCCGATTATAATCGAGTAAAAATTAATGCCAAAAAACCTTATGGCGTTGATGTTAATTATCAAGTGCCCACAAAGGCAATTCAATATTCAAACGAAATTCTTGATAATTTTGAATCACAATTCAATGGCACAAAAACTACGTTTGATTTAAAATTGAATAATGTGCCTTTTACGCCATTCAATGATCAGCAATTACTTGTTTCATTGAATAATGTAATTTTAGAACCATCAAACGGGTTTGGTGTTTCGGGCAATCAAATAACATTTGCTACTCCTCCTGCTACTGGATCACAACTTTTTATTGTTGCATTAATTGCAACTGCAGATTTAACCAGATCAGTTAATTATGCAGTTGATAACGGATCATGGACAATGAATCCAGGTGTTAAAGGAAACCTTGTCATAGATGTCACTGGTGTGATAGAATCATGGACGTTGTTAGCAGATTATGCAGGCACTTTAGAGTTAGATATTAAAAAATCTAACTTTGCAAATTACCCTTTATTCACATCAATCTGCGGCACGGAAAAACCAAAATTAAATAATGTCATAAAAAATACTCAAGATAACTTTACTACTTGGGATAGATCTTTTATTGCTGGAGATATCCTTCAAATCAACGTAGATCAAGTCTCTACTATTAGAAGATTTTTGATATCACTGAAAGTGAGACTATAATAAATATAGTTAGTGTATTTAATAAATAATAACAAAACGCGCCCCCTGGAGGAAAAATTAAATGGCACTTTTAGTACCTAATATTGGTGAACTAGAGTCACTTAGATATCTAGTTAACCAGCAAGGTTCAATTGGAGAGTTAAGAGAAGCTGCTCCCAAGAATCTTATTTTAAAACTTTTTACTTGTAACACTACTCCTCAAGAAGGAGATGTTCCTGGTGATATTACTGGAGCATTATATTTCGAGCCATATGCAACTGGCAACAACCCTGGTTATGGCACTGCGCCTTCAACTGGTTATCCCGCTTGTATCAATAATCGTAGCGACCAAGCATACAACCAAAACTTCGGTATTCTTCTAAACGGATCACGTTGGAAAATTGCAACCAATCCTGGCGGCACAGAAACTGGTGGTGGTGCTGGTCCTACAACCGCTAGTTATCCAGAGCAAACTTTTACATTCACTAGCGATGCTGGTCAGGTGTATGGTTACTTCTTGGTAAGAGCAAACAACATGCCTGTGTCTGTACAGGGTGTGAGCGATGTAGGCACTGCTGCAGCAAATACTCAGATTGCTAAGACTGGTTGTGTAGGTGCTATTGGTACCGACTACATCATTCTCCCTTACGTTGATGTTTCAACTTCTATCTCTGGATCTGCTGGATCATTCAGCGTAACCGTTGGAGCTGCAGCTGGCATTGTTGCTGGTGAAGAAGTCCAAGGTGCTGGTATCGGCGCTGCTACCGTAGTATCAGTATCTGCGGTTGATGGTTCGGGTGTATTTACAACTACTTCCACTTCACTTCTTAAGGATGGTCAAGCAGTCGCTGTTTCGGGCACAACTGCAGCTGGTGGTATCACTGGTTATGGCGACCCAACCACATATTGGATTCATTCAATTCTTTCACCAACTACTTTTAGACTTTCCACAACTCCTGGTGGCGGTGGTGCTAACGTAGGATCAACTGCTGGTAACCTAGCTGGTTTAACCTTCACTGCTTTCTCTGGCGCTAAAGTTGTTGGTGTTAGTGGCACCACTGTTTTCCTAACCAAAGCAAATGGTGCTGCTGTAGTTGGCAATGGTGCATTCAGAGATGACCGTGCAGACGACATCACTCTTGGAATGGTAGTTTCGCAGACTGCCTCACCTAATGGTGTTGGAGCTTACACTTCAGCTGCTGGTGCAACTGGAGCAGGTACTACAATTACTGTTGCATCAACTACTGGTCTACAGGTAGGTATGCGTGTAAGATGCACCGCTGGCACTGGTCAGTTTGCTCAAAATACAAGTGTAACCGCAGTTAATAGTGCTACTACTTTCACCGTTTCTTCTGCTCCTACCGTCGCTCTCGCGGGTGGCGCTAGTGTTGTTAAGGGCGAAACTGTTGTTTGTGGAATTTCTAGAATCTTCCCACCAACTTTAAATAATGGAAACACGGTTGAAGTTGCTGGTCATAGAATCCACCTTACCAACAACCTTGTTGCTAACATCACCACTGCATCAGGAAACGACGAAGTTCACTTCAATTGCAGCAAAGTTACTACTTCATCTCCACATGGTCTAGTTTCTGGTGATATCATTTATATCGCTCGTGGCACTGGTAACACCACAACTGCTCCTGATACATATACAGTCCATTCAGTTCCTAGCACAACTGTATTTACGACAACTCCTGCTCTATTTGGCACAGGATCCTGCAGTCTTTACAGCTCAATCATGTATGCTGAAAGATTCACAAATGGTCCATACGCCATTCAAAACAATGGAGACCAAATTAAGATTACTCTTAATATCAGTCTTGCTTGATCTAATAAATATTCATTAGATTTATCATTGTTTTTTGGGGGATTTAAATTTAATCCCCCTTTTTTTCTGGAGCAGGGTATGCACGAAACTGTTGTCTATTCTTATAAAGCTTCGGGCTCAATTAAAAAAGTTTGTGGTAAAGCAAAATCACAAACCAAAATTTTTATTGTTCGGCAAAATAAAACAACAGTTAATTTTAAACCAATCATTAAGTGGGTTGGTTTTGGCACCGTTTTTGAAATAAAAAACGGCACAGAAAGAATTGTAGCACCATGGATTAAGTCTGGTCCTCAAGATAGGAGGGTCGTGGCATGAATAACGATCCCAATCCTATTGTAGAAAACTGGGGGCTGATTACCTCAGCAGCGATAACTTTTGATGATTTTGGAAGTGTAACGGAAGTTTGGACAGCATACGAAGTTTGGACAACAGAATATCTGTATGTTGGATCTGGCACTTTATTTGAATTAGGTAATGGTCTAGAAAGACAATTAGCACCTTATGTAGGATCTGGGACCGTGCGATTTAACGGTAGCGGATCTGTTGTACGCAGGTCCGCTATTTCTGTTAGCGGGTTTGTACCTTTCTTTGATAGCGATTCGGCGGAAGACCTTGGGGGCGCAATCTACGGTCTTCCAACAAATTATGTAAACTATGGCACGGTAGCAGATCCAGCAGAGTCTGCAGACGACGGGGGCGTTGTTTGTGTAGATTTAAATCCGCTAGTAGAAGAAAGGTATACTTTTTCGTATAATGAATCGTCCGTTACTGCTTCATTGCAGGCGGACTTTAACTATGAACTAATTACACAGACTCCAAATGCTATTGAAGATTATCTATCAATAGATATTCCTGGAAAAAATATAGATTATGGATTTACAACAGAATCAGCAATTTATCCAATAGCGAATCCATTTGGTCCAATAACACTATTTGGTAGTGCTGTAATCACTTTTATTGATGGTAACATAGAGACAACTGCATTATTTAATGTATCAGGCAATGCTATCACCTCCAATCCTTTACAGGCGTATGCAACAGGAACAGGACTGTTTAAGATTTTTGGTCAATCTTTAGAAAAGCACACAGAGTCTTATAACGAATCATCAAATATTCTATATGCTTGGGGGTTTGTTAACGAAATATTTACAAGCGCAGAAGATTACCAAAATCCAATTCTTCCTTGGAATAATTTACCAGAAGACTTTGGATCTTTACTTGATGCTGCTACTGGAAACATCAATTCATTCGGTGCAATAACTGCGTTTGGTAGTGCAGTTGAATCCAATACTGAATCGTATAATGATTCTGCAATCTTCGATAGTGATTATGGATCAATTGTAGATTCAGCGACAATTATTAATAATGGTTTCGTATTAGATATCAATCCGTTTGTAACTACTTATGGATCTCTAGAAGATACATTAAATCCAAATCTACCATATGGTTTTGCAATTACTTCTGGGATTGCATCTACTGCAGAAATTGCTCCCCATACATTTGA